GGGAACGATCAAACGACGAGGTCGTGCCGCGATCAGCAGTCCACGCTCATCGGTAAATGCGGCGATGTTAATCACAGCATCTTCCAGTGAGGTTTCATTCAGATCAGCCGCAGTGGTAGGACGGTTGGAGTTAGTTCCACCGTTTACCAGCGGGTGAGCCGTGCTGAACAGCGTAACGCCGTCACCAGATTGGAAGGTGTTGAAACCGTTGTTCAACGGATTCGCTGACTTCACTTGCTTGGTATGCGCCATAGCGCGAGCCAATGCCTTGGTATAGCGAGCAGAAAGAGAATCATAAAGATTATCTTCCATCGCTTCTTCAGTAATACTGAAGCCAAGAGCAATCGTCTCATGATTATACCTAGCAGTGAACGACTCTTGCGCCGAGTCATAGCTGATGGCGGCGCCTTCAGCTTTAACTGGTGCGGCACCAAAGCCGGACAGCTTCACCTCTTCTTCAAACGAACGCTCAGATGATTCAGTTTCGTAAATCATCGTGTGTTCGTCGTCGTACCGCTCGTATTCCAACCCAAATAAGGCGTTCAAACCGGGCAGTAATTCTTTCAACATTTGTGCGCGTGAAATAGCCATTACCTAGTTCTCCTTAAACGCCGAGCTTGGTTTCGTAGGCATGGCTAAGTGGGAGGTACGTCACAATACAGTCGGTGAAAGCATCACCTACCGTACTCTTAGGTCCATCCACGAAGTCCACAATACGAAGCGGAAGCGTGTTGGTGGTTGCGATAGAGCCACCGTCGAGAGCGTTCTTGCTCCTTCCGATAGCGGTTGAACCAGCAGTGCTAACAGCAGAGACATTGTTACCCAGACCTGTCTGAGCAATTGCCTCGTCTGCCTGCATTTGGAACAACAGCTTGGGATCATCCACGACATAAGCCATGATATCACTTGCCGCTGTTGAAGCAGGGAAGTACTGGTTAAAGGTTAGCTGACCAGTGCCCGGATCAGTGTAGGAAACGCCGACAAAGATGCCGACAGTTCCTGCCACGACAGCAGTAGTAACTGCCGCTTTTTCCAGAGTACCAGCCGCAACCAGCTTGACGAAATCGCCATAAAAGATGTCCGTGGCGTAACCACTGGCAATCTTGATATGGCGCACTTTTCCGGTGAAAGAACCAGAAGCACTAAGAGTGCCTACGGGTTCTGCACCCATCGGAGTAGCCGCTGTAGCCATTTTAAGTCTCCAAACTTAGATTAAAGGCCAAAGCTCTCCGGCAAACCGGAGTCAACTTCGACCAAAGGTAGTCCGAGTTGACCGCTCAGGATTGAGAACGGGCATTCGGGGATCGTTTTGCTTTAAGAAGTTGTTGTCTACAGACTCCATCTGGCTATCGGCAACCTGCTGATAATGAGCTTCCCTCGCCTCTGCGTTAGCCTCTGGCTGTTTGCATAGGAGAAGTCCTCCGATTTCGATGTTCCCTTGGAAACGGGAGTCGATATCGGACATTACCTCTAGCTCTGGATGATCTTCTGCTTTTACAGGAACCCAACCCTCCCGAAACTTCTGGGAGACATTCGTGTTATCCGCGTGGCCCAATGTACTGGTGCGTATCCACCTAAACACCCAACCGTCTTGCGGAGCGGGGTTTGGCAATACGGAGGCCGGAAGCCACGAATCGCTAGGTCTTGTTTCAACTTCTCTGGACTCTGCGTCCCTTTTAGTGCGCTGTTCTGCCATTACTGAGCCTCCTTAACAAGCTGGTTGGCATATTGTTCGGGTGTTAGCCCTAGCCTCTTGGCTAGACTTAGCTGAGTGCGAGTCAGCTTCACCTTGCGTGGCTTCGCGCCGTTATTCCGTGAGGACGGCGCTGTGACCACGGGGGGACTTTTAGCGGCGGGTTCTTCCGTAGAAACCTCCTCGTCGCCAAAGTATTCTGGAAACTTAGAGCGCATCGTGCGATCTATAGTCTCAAAGTATTCGTCGGAGTTGGGGTCATACCCCTCGTCCCTGACAAGCCGCTCATGGACGCCATACGCCAGAGCAGTCATGTCTTTCTCCTGACCAAACCACGGGTTGTCCTGCGCCCACTTAGCCGCTTTTTCTGTTGGCTGTGGTGGCGCTTGTACCTGTGGTTGCGGCTGTGGCTGTGGCTGTGGTTCTGGATAAGGCTGATACTGTTGTTGTGGCTGTTGAGCGCGTCTTTGCTGTTCAGCATTCATCTGGTTCATCTGATAGTCAGCAGACTGAAACTCAGACTGAGCCTTGATCATAGCCTCTTGGGCTTCGACAACCTTATCCGTATTTCCCTCTTCGTATGCTTGGCGATAATGACTTTTAGCTTGCTCCAGAGCCAAATTAGCTCGCTCTCGAATCTGATGAACCAGATACTGCTCGCCCTCTTGGATGATCGCATGATACTTCTTGTTCTCATCCGCATACTTTTGCGCCACTCTGACAGCTTCTTCACGCATTTTCTCAGCGGCTTCGCGTTGCCTACGCTCCTCATGCTGTTGATAGCGTAGTTTATTAATGCGCTTTTTGACTTTGTCTGAGTAACCCTCCAGCTCTTCGTCACCACCTTCTTCCTCCTTGGCCTCTTTGGCAGGAGGGCGGCGATCCTCTGGGGGCCGGTCATCTACGACTTCGACATCAACATCGGACTGTTCGCCGCCGATTGTTGTCTTGACACCAAAAAACTTGTCCTCAGTGGACATGGTTTGCTCTTCCATCTGCTCTTCGCTCATACCTTCACAATCCCCCTTGGGTCTTCAACTACTGCTTCAACGCTGTCGTCATTGATAAGGCGAAACTCCTTACCGTGAACTTTGAATCGCGTTCCGCTATATGAGCGCATCAGCACCCAATCACCTTCCTCGCACCACGGGCCGCTAGGGAAACGAGTCTTGTCTCCGTAAGCGTCAGCGCCCATCTTCATTACAAACCCGCAAACAGAGCCAATCTCTTCTGTCAGCATGGTTTCTCTTGCCTTGAGGATGCCTCCCTCCGTCATTTCTTCCGGTTCTGGGAGAGCGATAAGTAATTTGTAGCCTTTGGGTTCGGGTAGTTGCTTGGCAACTTGTGTGTCTTCTTCAGTCATAGTCCGTTCCTGCACCAGAGATAGGTGTCTGGTGTCACCATGCGTTACCTTGCGTAACGAATTACTCGCGCTCTAGCCTCTCGTCTAGGTCTAATAGCGTCCTCTCTGCAAAGGCCAGCCCTTGGATGATGCCCACGTTACGAGAATACTCATCCATGTCCTTGCAACCGCCCACCGCCATGTGATCTGAAACCTCGTTCATCTGGGTTCTCAGGTCGTTCTGTATGGCTTTCAGAACGTTATTCGTTGCCTTTTTCGTCATCTAGGGTGTCCCTGATTAGGTTGAATCCAGCCTTGAAGCCCTCTATCTCCTGCTGGGCTTCCTCTTTGGAATCTTGCATCGCCACCTTTGCGGCGATCTTTGCGCTTTCTAAGCGTTCCTCTTGATCCATCTTCTCCAGATCAAGCATGGTTTTGGCTTGTGCCTTCTGTGCATCGACTTGGACTTTCGCCATGTCGGTCTGCGCCTTAGCCGCCGCCTGTTGCTCCTTGAGCGCCAACTCTCGTTGTTGCATCTGAACAATCGGGTCTTGCGACTGCTTGGCGTTTTGCTCTGCCTGCGCCATCATCTGAGCCTTGCCTGTAAGCTGTTCTGCGGCAGGCACTGCCAGTCTGGAGATACGCAGTTCGATATCTTCAGGTAGCTTCTCTTCTGGGCCGGGAAGCTCCACGCCCAGCTCCTTCTCAATCTTAGACCTGTATAGAAACGCTACATGTTCTGCAATGTGAGCGGCAAACGCGGCCTCTATGGCCTTCTTGTTGGGCGCTTGGGCGACCATCTTCATAATTTCTGGGTTTTGCATCGCCGCCATGTGAACTTGGATGTGCGCTTCGTGATCCTGATATATAAACGCCTTGACCGGATCGCCAGTCAGGATGTTCATGTTTTCTGTAACAGGGTCTGTCGGCTTGATGTCGTCCTCTGTTGGAACGATCTTGTCTGCATCTTGGATGCCCAGAACGTCTAACATCTGGCGGTGAAGCAGTGGCATGTCATACATCTGGGGTGCCTGAGCCGCCAACTGCAACGCCGCCTGATACTGCATGATTCTTTGCGCCATCGTCCCTGCATTGGGATCGCTGACTGGAATAATATCTACCTTGTCATCAAAGTCTGTCGGGACAGTCTGCCCGTTCTCCTCTTCGTAAGGGTAGACCTCTGGGCCATAGTCCCTCACAAGCTCTGACAGTATCTTGAGTTCTTTAGAGACTGCGGCGTGAACACGGGCCTGCACCGCACTCATCACCTTCATCTCGCGCTCTAGCACTGCAAGCGTGGTGCCAACCGGCGCTTCTCCGTTGATGTCTGAGGCTTTGACATCCGCCGCTGACGCGAATCGACGCCCCTCATTCACAATATCACCCAGCAACTGGTAGAGGACGTTGCTTGGCTCCTTGTATGGAAGGAAGGTGATGTTGTCACGGATAGCACCACCACGGAACTCACCGGGCATGATTGGCGTATCATCACCCTTGATTCTGAGTCCTCTGGACTTCAATCCCCCCGGTAGGTTGGCAAGTGTTCCAGCGTCTACCAACTGTCGGAGCAGGGATGTTGCCGACTTGGATAGACCGCCGATCATGTGTACCAAGCCAAACCCATAAAATCCCAGCCCCGGCAGATACTGGTAGTGGACGTAGTGATCCCGCTTCATTTTCTTGGGATCGTTTTCGTACCAGTTGCGCCGTATTGACAGGATCGTTCGTGATGACTTGTCAATGGTAATAACATAGGGCAAGGCAATGCCTGTGGGCTTGCCCTTATCTGTGTCCTCAAACCCTATCAGGTCGATGTCAACGTGCATCTCTAGCAGGGTGTGCCTGTGGTCAAGCTCGTAGTTGTCAGAGTCTCCCGTCATCCGGTCATATTTCTGCTGTATCTCAGAAATGTCCGGTGTTGGTGCAGGCAAATCTATGTCTGAATAAAACCCAGCAACCTGTAACTTCCTGATTTCATTGGAAGTTTTCTTCATTACATGGGTGGCGCGTTCACACGTTGACAAGTCAGACGCACCATAACTGACCACAAAATCCTCTGCTGGCACAAACATGGCGCACGGTCTGCCCATACTTGGGTCAAAGTAGACCTTGCGGAATGCGGAGCCTGCAATCGGCAGGGAGAACAACAGCTTCTCTGTCTCCGTCCTGTACTCCGTCATACGCTGGGTAATCAAGTAATTTAGGTAGTTCTGTACTCTGTGCGCCTGCTTGGTCTTTTCGTCGTCTATCTTGCCGACGATAGTGGTCTTTACAGGCCCACTGGCAGGATATATCTCCTGTATGGTCTGGGCTTGAAAGCGGATAACCGCCTCGGACAGCATCGGGTGAAAGACGCCGCAAGCGCCCTCCCACGGTGTAGACCTGTCCTCAAACTTTAGTCCTAACAAGTCAAGACCACGGACATAGGAGTCTTCCCAATCCGCACGGCTCATCCGGTCAGCGTCAAACTGCCCAACAAGCTCGCTCGCAAGACTATCCAAGTCCCGCTCATCCATATACTCCGCTAGGTTGGAGCCATGATCTGCGCCCATAAGGACAGGCATATTTGGGTCAAAATCAATGATCATGCCCCCGTCTTCGTCCATCACGCTGACAGACTCGGGGTTTTCGATCACGATCTCTAGCTGTTCCTCGCCAGCCCCTTGAGGGCTGAAGGGCGTTGCTACGCGGTCAATAGCCACCTAGCCTTTGCCGCCCATCTTGCCACCCTTAGTGTCCATCTTGTTCTGCATGGTTCTGCCGCCCTTGAAGTAGCCCTTGGTCTTGGGAACTTTCTGGCTGGCAACGCCACCTGCGGCCTTGCCTTCCTTATCAACAAGAAACGCTGGCTTCATTTCGCCATCGCTATCTCTTGCCATTGGCATTTTTCCGCCTACCTTCATGCCCTTGGGCGTCTTTTTCATCATGCCCTGACCGCCGCGCATATAGCCTTTAGGTTTCTTCATCGTCCTCACCTGCGTATAAGTTGTCGAATACTCTGTTTACGTCCAGCGTGTAGTCCAAGTCCGACTTGGAGTAGTGAATGTGCTGTGACGGCCTGAAATCCGGTGCGCCTTCTCCCGTTGACCACCATGCTGGGTGTGTCACCCGCACGCGGTTGTTGGGTAGCGCCACGATATTGCCTGTCCACGGGCCTGCATCCAGAAGCTCCATCACATGGCTCTGCTTGTGTTGAGCAGGGTCATCAGCAATTTCGTTGTCTGTGTAGTCCACCGTAAACATATACTTTGCAGGGTAGAACTCCCCGTCTATCTTGGCGATCCAAGGACACGGCGTTGCCCTCTCAAGGACATAAACGCTGTGCTCTCTGGACGAGCAGTCCCACGGCTGGGCCGCGTAGACCGGCATTGGTTCGGGCCACTCCACAAAGGGAGTGTCTCCAACCAGAGCAGTGATGGGCATCCTTGCCCACATCGCGCCTCCGTGGATGTTTGGCTCGTCGTTGTCATAGGTTTCAGCACCAGTGAATATCATCTGGAAGCTGAGACACCGACAAGGCATCGTTGTTACTGCAACCGCCATAGCGTGTAAAAACTCGCCGTGGTATTTGCTGTGGTTGTGCGTGTATTCGCGTCTTACCCAGCACTTGAAGTGTGGGATGTTACTTTGCAGAAAGGCCATAAACCCTCAGTAGTAGTTGGCGACCCTCCCGTGGGGGTCAAAGTCATCTTCCTCGTCAGTGTGGAGCGAAACAAAGCCGCCCTGCCTAAAACGGAGAAGTGCTTGCGTTGAAGAGTCCACAAGGTCGTCATGCTCCCCAGCAGGGAACGCGGCAAATTCCTCAATGACTTCTTCAGCGAATCGTGTCTCTGGCGCCCATACGTTGCCAGAGGCAAACAAGTCAGCAACAGCGTTGACCCTTGCTATCTTGTCATTACCACGCGAGGGGGTGTATTCCGAAACCGGAATCCCCATCGCCCGTAGCTCAAAAATAAGCGGCATCCCTGCCGCCTTTCCTTCCACGATAAATGCGTCTGGTTGCATCTCACTCCACATCTCGTAAGCCGTTTTCTTTAGCTCAGGAAACTCCAGACGTTCTTTGTAGGCATCCAATAGGATGATATTCGGCTGTGATATGCCGTCATCGTCGGGGTGATAAAACACGCCCCACGTTGTGCAGGCAGAGTAGTCTGCCCGTTGGGTTTTCAAGAAAGCTGTGTCCCATGACTGAATCACGAACTCACATTGCGGTGGATGGTCGTGTTCCCACCTCTTCCACCATTCTCTCTTGATCAGTGCGCCTTCTTCAGACGTTGGGTTTTGCTGGTACTGCGCGTTCCACTTGGGGGAGGGCAGTTCGCTCCGCAGAGCCTCAAGCTCTGTTTGACTCCAGAACTCAGGCCACAGGGGTTTACCTGACGGCATGATGGCTGGAAACTCTATTAGCTCCCACTCATCGGAACCTACCCGTTGAGCAGAGGCTTTAATAATCTTGCCGGTCAAATCTCTCATGTGCCAGCGCGTCATCACGATAACGATAGCGCCTCCCGGCTGAAGACGCTGTCGAGGCCCAGATGTGTACCAGTCATAGGTCCGGTCAAACACTGCTGGGTCTGCTGACTGCCCCTCCTGCTC